AATATTCATCGACAAAAAAGCGAACCGTGTAGTTTTATACGGTTCGCTAAAAATGCTTTTTGACAATGAATCTGAAATGATTCAAATATCAAAACATACAATGTATCAAAACAGGGATTTGGATTTAAACGATTACGAAGATGAGAACTGCAAAATTATGAAGCGTTCTATTATACGCTCAAAACACGAACAGTTTTTGTAGTATTTCTTACAACACCAAGCTATACGCTGTTCGACGTTAGGAGAATTGCTTTATAACGGCTGTTATTAATAAAACCGATTAACGAAAAAAAATGATTGAATTAGGCGACATTGAATTTGTTAAGTTAGATTACCCGAAACAAAGATTAACTTTACCCAAAATATGAAAAGTAAATTTTTATTAAACTATTCAAAAATTGAGCATCATTTCGAATGTCCTTTTGAACACGAAGATTGTGAATTGAATGCAATGGGGTGGGAAAGGAATTGCAATTATCATACACTTATCGAAAAAGACTACCAAGACCTCCCGTTGCTTTTAGTTGGCGAACGCGTACTTGTGAGTTTCATTGCTTTTACCATCGAAAGTAGAACTCTCGACCTTGATAATGACGGATTAATGATTTACCGACTAAGATATTCAGGCGAATAACAAAGAACCTATGATAGAGATTACAAAAGACCAATACTTAGCTGCCTTAGATATTGTTGAAAGGTATCATCAGAATATTTATAAAGAACGAAACCTTATAGCTAGTAGGGAAGAGCGGTTTGTAAAAAAAGGTGATTTGGTTGAGTATAGACCATATAACGGGCATGCCCCAACAGCGAAAACTTTTATAGTTGGGGAAAGGTATATTGTCAGAAGTTGGAGAGGAAACAACCTGAGGCTTAGTGTAAAGAATGAAAATGGGCATTCGGTAAGTATGTCAAAATCAGATTTTATTTGAATAACAAACGATTAACTTCGCTCGATTCCTAACGCCTCGGCTGACCTTCGCGTAACGTAGCTATGAGTGCAACGGCAGTTTATCACTTCGCTCGCACCGCCGTTAGGGTCGTGCGGGTATTTCATTGTCACATCGCCAACCTTGAACACTTCACCTTTCTTTACATACTTCCCATTTAACGGTCTGTGGTTCTCTCTGTAATTGCCAATTGCGGAATGATGCCAAACGGTTAATAATTCTAATTGACTGTCCTTAGCGGCTTGTTCTATGCCAATACTCGCCGCTCTGCCGACTTCTGTTCGTGCAATGGTTAACGCTCTGGACTTTGTGAAGATAACCTTCTCCGCATTGAATAATTTCGCAATGTCGCGGGGAGCCATCCGTTCGGCTGCTGCCTTAACGAGTAACGCCCGAATCATTGTTTTCGTATTTTCAGTTACTCGCGTAATTAATGAAGCAATTTCCAGAGTCGAAGTAGCATTAACCACAATTTGCCGCCAAATCAAACTAAAAAAATCGACATTGGGCGTATCTTTATCTTTGTATTGCTCTAACCTATTTTTTTGATCTTGATAAAAAAACAGTCCAACTTTTAAATAAATCTCCTCAAACAGCTTTTGAAAGTCCTCCCGCTGTATTTCGTTTAGTCTGTTTTCGGCTGCTGCGGGGGCTTCGTTAACGGCAATTGTCTTGTAACGAATTAAGGTATTATAAAGGTAAGCACGAACCATTCTGTAAGTTTGGGCTTCGCTCTTTTCTTTCATCTTCTCATAGTGCAATCGTAACTCCTCAACTGTTTCCATAATCAAAATTTAAGGGGGTTACTGGCTCTATTGCATCTTCAAACGAATCGCCCTCACTTACATCGCCATAGTCAAACCATTGCCGTTTTTCTCTGCGGGTCAGGAAGTCGATGTCTTTCATTTTCGCCATTTCTTCGACCTTATCAAGGGCTAATTCGTCGTAAATGGTTTTATCGAAACAGAACTTTAGCCCGGTTTGTGGCCTAATGATCTCCTCCGATAATATTTCTTCTTGCTTGTTAAGAAAAGGAAACACCCCAAGGTGTAACGCTCTACGTCCGTTCTCCTTACCGTTATTGTATGTGCTGGATGACGATTCGTTAAAAACAACTTCGGGCGGTAACATGAATACCGCCGCTAATATTTCGCGAATATCCTTCTTGACTTCTAGCGTGATACTTTCCCCAATCGGATTTGCTAAGTTAATATGTCCTAATTCCTGAGCAACGAGTGCGGCTCGATGTTCGTCTTTCTTCCATAGGGCTGACCTGATTCCGTCACGCATCTTTTGCAAAAGCGTGTTATCGTTACTGGCTTCGATTTGGGCATCTGCGTTTTTCGGGAAGAGCAAATGTGCGGAATCTCCCGTCTTAAAAGCTGAATGCTCTCGCTCTAATGCTGCGATGTAGGTTTGAAGGTCGGCATAGCATACTTGAACTTTTGACGTTCCGTACAGGTGCGAACCCATCTTGTTGTAATTTGTGCTAAACGAACGCAAAGCGTGACAGTCTTTTGGGTCAAACTTTTGGGTGAATAACCCATCGTATTGATATGCCTTAACGGGGTCCTGTGGGCTCCCACCTTCGATGGTGATTTGGTGAGTTGGTAAGGAATATAACGCAGCGACTTGACCATCTACCTTTTGTGTATTAATCAGGTTAAAACCCGAAATATCGTAAAAAGCAGATAAGCTGTAAATAAATTCTCCGAACGATTGCATTTCGTTCGGCTTAGTAAGCAGTCGTTTTGTTCGATAATAAGGGGATGTAACGGTTATGTCGTCTAGGTAAATCTCTTCGACTCCCTTTTCTTTTGCTTTTTTGAGTAGCTTAGTTTCATAGGTATCTTTTGCAAAACCATTAAACTTCTGAAAGTCTTTTGCGGCTTCTTGGTCTTTTACCTTGTATAACATGGGTTTGGCCTGACTCGCTTTCTCTGCCTTGTAATTCATCAGGGCAAATAGAATGGAGTTGACTTGATACAAATCTGCGTACTTGTGTAGGGGTGCAGAATGTTGAAGGCTTACGTTCTTTACGTAATCGTAAATAATTTTGTTATAATTGGATTCCATTGCGTTCAAATTAAGAACGCAGCATTAACGGGTCTTGGCAGGACAAATGTACGAAAAAAAATAGTGTTTATGCAACTTCCCACGATAAGCTGGGTTTTATCTCGAACCAGTAACGCATCATGACCATATCGGAGTAATCGGGGGAACGCCCTAACTGCTCTTTTACGTCCTCTTTGCTCATTATTTCAAGTTTCCCGTCCTTGTCCATATTCTTTTGCTTGACGTATTGAAGTTCTTCTATTAGTTTTTCTTTGGCTACGCCGTCAATGCCGAAATAAATCAAGTTATTATTAATCAAATCGCTTATTCCATAATAGCATTGAGTTTTTAAGTTACGGTAATTTTGCTCTACTGTGCCAATTTTCAATGCCCTAGACCCGTTCACAAACCCTTTACATTTCATGAAGTCTACGACCCCGCCACCTACGCCATCTTCATCTACGATTATATTTGATAATGGGATTTGGTATTGTGTCCGCAATCTTTCTAACTCTTCTTTGACTTCATCTAACCCACTTTTGTCAATGGTCACAATCTTAAATAATCGAAGTCCAGACCAAACGCCAATAACCGTCTTATCTCCACCAAATCGGGCGATGTCGGCAACAATATACTTTGTGCCTGAATCGACAAAAGCGTTTGTGAAAGTGTTTAATATATTTTCGTATGGAATTAATATTGCTGGGTCATCGTCGTATTCCCAATTTCCAAAAAGCAAACGTTGTTTCTCGCTTTCGCTTAGTATCAATTTGAGGTTGTCAATATATCCCTGCGGCAATTTTTTATTATCCTCTGGAAGGGCTTGAACAAACTTCCTAAAAATGGGTAATTCGTCTTTTTTGTTTGGTAAGTAAAATTGATTGTAAAGATAGTTCTTCATCGGATTGCAAGTTTGAAGAACCTTTCCTTTCAAATTAAATACATCATTCTTCCATCGACCAACCGAAGCTAAGAGATTATTCTTTGCTGACAACTCAAATTCTCCCGCTTCTTCTATCCATCCACGAGTCATTTGCATAGAGCCAAAACGTGCATAAAGCGGGTCTGATGGCATATGTTTAGCATCGAGAAGAAAAACCTTAGAGCCGTTGTAAAGTTCAAAATAATTATCCTGACCTTGATAGTTGTAATACTTTGCCCCTATCCCCAAGTTTTTTAAAACTTCGTGAATTGATGGAATGGTGAATTTTCTTAAATCGTTTAGTTTTTTACGGGCAATAAAGTACATCGTTTCTGGGTAAATGAGAGCATCCCCGAATATAAGCGAACACCCAAGATACGACTTACCAGAACCTTTACTGCCTCCGTAGGCAATTTCCATTGTTTCGTCATCGAGCCAATATTTTGCGGCAAGTTTTTGCTTTTCGTTTTTGTGGCTATCAAATTCAACTATCATTTTATTACCATTCCGGTTATCGGCTTAATCTCTACCGACCCTGAATGTTCAGTCTTGTTTGCCGTTAATCGGCTATGTTCATCAGGGGTAGCTATTATCTTAAAGAGGGCTATTTGTAACGTAGCATTATCACCTTTTTGCCATCGTGACAAAAGATTTTGCTTGGTTATTATTTTATTATCTTCTAAGGCTTTTAATACCCTGTCCGACTTGTTCAAGTCAAGTTCATAAAACGTTGTTTTCCCGATGCCTTTGTAGAACGAAAATATCATTTCTAAAGTAAATAAATTATTCGCTTCTATACATCTTACAATCGCTTCTTCATGTATTTCTGGGTCTTTTTTCATATTATTCAAAAGAATTAATACCGTTAAAATTGGACAAGGTCTAAGGCTACTGTAATCGTTCTTTGTTCGTGGCTTTTACTTCTTTGCTTCGGGTTTACTTCGTTCTCCGTTTAACTTATTCCCTCACGAAGATTCTGACTTTCCCCACATGTTTTACATTGTAATATAACGTAATATAGCGATTTTAAGTTTTAAAAAAAAGCAAATCTAAAACCTTAATAGGGTAGAGTTTCACCCGTCCGAATCGGGGGTCGGGGATTGTGTCCATTTCGTAACCGTTCGCCTTGCAAATATTTGATGCTTTGCGACCGAGTTCAGCGGCTCGTTTCAATCCCACTTGAATTCCTTTCAGCGAACCATACCCGGCTATTGTGAAGTATTCTGGCCTTGTCGTTATTCTTGCTTCAACTTGTTTTAGTCGGCTATCGAACTCGATTTGTTGCAACCGCATTAATATGATGGGGTCTTGGGGAAGTTGGGCTTGTGTCTTCATGCTTGCCCAGTCGTCGATTATCATCATCCGCAGTTTGATAGAGTAACCTGACGCAAGACAAAGCGATAAGCGTTCGTTTAGTAAGACTTCGGCTGTATAACTTCTAACGTCTTTTACTTCTTGATAATCAAGATGGCTCAGATTTGAACCATCTAATTCGTCAACCATACTACGAATATCCCGCAATACGTTCTTGTGTAGCTTACCAGTCTTTTCGGCTATACGCTTACTTGACATCATTTTTTCAGAATTTTGAATTAAGTCTTTCATTTGTATTTGAGTATTATGAAAGTGGGAAGGGCATAGAAAAGCGATGCCGATAAACGCTGCTCAAACACTTTCAAGAGAAAGGTTAAAGGGATTTACCCTTTAGCGAAAAGTCGACATCGCTTCTAATTATAGAAGTGATATGGCATAGAAATGCCTTATCAGAGATGTTTGGGTTCAGGACCCTTAAAAGTATTTGAGCGTTACAAAGATAATTCTTATTTCTTTGGTATCAAATCAATAACGTCGTCCAAATGCTTTCTCAAAGAAATCAAGTCTTCATTTTTTAGGGAACAAAATGTGATTTGGCTCTGCTTATCTGTAATTGTCAATTCCATTTGGTTCTTATTTAGTTTTTAATTCCTACTCCCAACCATCCATATCGTTGCCGCCCTTATCAAATGGGTCTAATATCAAGATTGCCATTAAGATGAAGAAGATAATAATTAACGTTATTTTCATGAGAAAGGTGGTTTTTTGGGATAATAAACTTGATGCAATAACTCCGCTTCGTACCTCGCAGCACATGTACAATTGTTAGCACCTATTAAAGGCGGTCAATCTCTATTTCATGCCATTTTTCACCATCAGTAGTATATTTATTTTCTACTAAATCGTAAACTATCATATCTAAATCAGCATTAAAGTGATTTTCTGCATCAAACCATTTAGTCGAAAATGGTGAGTAAGCTTCTTTTGTTGTTATTAAGTATCTCATATTAAATTAAAAAAACCGTTTTCTAGAGACTGCATTCTCTAGAAAACGGTTCGATGGTTTTGCCATCGTTTTAACGGTAATTGCAGTACCGTTGTTGAAATAATCCGTTAACTACTCAGCTTTTTCAGAATCAAATGATAAAACACGGAATGTCTTTGTGAAGGTTAAAATATACCCCGCCAAAAGCAGGGATATTCTCTACCCTAAATAATAAACTATGAATCTTTTTTTTGGTTGAAAATATACCCCGACATAATCGGGGTAATTAAATTAATTTATTCAACCAAAACAGAGTTGCGGGGGAAGGATTCGAACCTCCGACCTTTGGGTTATGAGCCCAACGAGCTACCAACTGCTCCACCCCACGATATTAAATCACGGCCCGCAATTGCCGTGATTTATATTGTCAGCTAATCTTCTTTTCGAGAAAAATATTGACTGTAATGACCTTCTGGCGGTCAACCTTCCTAAAGTCCTTAGTGGTGTATATTTCAGCGACCCACTTAGCAGGACAATTTAACTTTAGCTTGAAATAAAGCTACCTTAGCTTGTCGCATCTAACAAAAGTGTTGCGATTATCGGAGTCGAACCGATATAAACCTTTTCGCAATTGAAATAAATTCGGCGACTGATACCCCAATCGCCTAATTTACGCAGTCCGTGTGGTGGACAAATCCTTTTTGACTATCGTCGCTTCGGGTGCTGGACTCGAACCAGCGACAAACAACAGGCTCTCACCAACTGAGCTACCCCGAATACCAAACAGCAACGTTGCTGTCTCGCTTACAATATTACGCATAATATCGCAATAACCTGCAATAATGCGATATTAAATGTAAAAATATTATTCGTCTTGGTCCTCTACTTTTTTAATCAAGGCTTTCAATTTCTCCTTAATTTCGTCGTAGTGCTTCTCTTGCACCCGGACTGCAATCGTCTTGGTGGGGGCTTTTTTCGGCTGTCCTGAGCCTTTTCGTCGCCCCCCGTGCGTTGAGTTATTCTTCATGCTTAGTTGGCTTCAACGTTCCATTTGGGGTAGTGGTCTGGTCACAGAGGGACATCAATGCCCCTCTGTGAAATCCCGTGCATTGTTTTATTCTTCATGCTTAGTTTAGTGGGGCGTAACGCACCGTGTTGTATATTCTGTTCGAGATAATATCCTCGAAACCTGAAAGGTCGAGAATATCGAGTAGCCTTTTGTTGTAAGCAATTAAGAATACAAAGACACTTCTATAACATCCCATCCTTTTTCTTTTGCCTCTTTTTTTACTTTTGTTATTTCCTCATCATCCCAAATTTCAGCCCAATTTGACTTTTCATATTTACGCAAATCATAGCCTGCAAATATTTCCTGACTTCCAGTAAACGACCTTTGCTCTCTTCTACCGCTCACATCTTTTACAATAGCAAAAATTCCTGATTTTTTTTCAAATCCAAACTTTTTGTTGGCTTGTCTTTTAGCTGAAACAATATCTGTCCCTTGACTTGTTGCCCATTTTACGTAGGCTTGTTTTCTTTTACCAATCGGAAGTTTATCATCATTAAAATTTATGTATTTCATATTTTATTATTTTTAAATAACAGCTTACAACACGTTCATAAGTACTCTGATTCGTAATCCCCGCCTTCAACCATTCGTTGATTACAATATACGAAACATCTTGATACTTGCAAACAATTATCAAGTTTATTTTCATTTGGCACAAAAAAAGTACTGCCGTTAGGACCGACAGCCCCTTTAATGTTACAATCCAGATCCATTTTCAAAGGCCTTGTGCCCTTTCTCCGTAATTTTTCATATTTTATTGTGTATTTTATTGTAACCGTTGCGTATTTTTTACGTAACTTTGGCATTAACAAATTATTACAAATAAATACACAATTATGGCAGGACGTGGTGATGCAAACCAAAAGAGGGAGTTAATGAGAGCGTTGAGGGATAAACTACCCACTTCGTATGGCTGGGCTGTCGATGTTGCTAAGATTCACGGTGCGGGAATTTCTAGCAACAGCATTAATGCTATGTGCAGCGGGAATAGGTATCCTACAGATAGGGCGATTGAATCTCTTCGGGAATACGTAGAATTAGTAACAAGTACAAAATTAGTAATAACCGAGGTGACGGTTACATGACGGTAGTATGACGGTCAAGGCTTTAGACCGTCGTGGTTGTAACTTACTTATTATTAGTTAGTTATATATCTATTTTCTTGTAAAAGGACGGTAAGACGGTCTATTTATGGTTACAGAGAAAATAAAACACAAAAGATAAAACAAAAAAAAATAACTGCGAATAAGGGAGGGGTTGACCGTCATTAGGCTTTTTCCTTCATAACTCGCTAATAACAAGGTTTTTAACAACATGACGGTCAGACGGTCAACCGTCATTTATTCGTCATTCAAACGTCTTTTATATGAATATTACCATTTTCAAAAATATATTGGCTACTTCGGCGGGGTTTGACCGTCATGTGGCAACGGCAGTTGAGCGAATCCGGAGCGGTCACAGTCATATTGCAATTGAGCAGATAAGAAAAGAGCAGGATAAGGAGAAGCGAAACAATCTAAAAAAGATGCTCCCGTCTATTTGCTTTAGCGGAACGTTCAAAAATAGATCGGCTTCGGGGTTGAAAGTTCACAGCGGATTAATCTGTCTGGACTTCGATAAGATACCTAATAACGAAGAGTTGAAAGCTGTACGCGATTCGCTTGAAGCAGACCAACACACGATGTTATTATTTTCTTCACCCTCCGGTAATGGCTTCAAGTGCATCGTTCGCATCCCGGCTGATACTAACACACACAAACGTTTTTTTGACGGATTGAAAGACTATTACAATTCGCCTTATTTTGACATCAGTACCTCAGACGTTTCACGGGTTTGTTTTGAAAGCAGCGACCCAGACATTTACGTGAATTACGAATCGAAGTTGTTTGATAACCTTCCAGAGCCTGAATTGCAAGATTTAGGTACTATCGAAGTAATTATTCCCGAAACTTCTCATTACGCGATTATCGAAAATCTGCGTAAGTGGTGGGAGCGTAAATTTGGTTTTGTTCCGGGAAAACGAAACGACAACCTTATTAAGTTGGCATTTGCGTTCAATGAATTTGGTATTCCAAAGGCCGATGCCGATGAGTTTTTTGCACAGTTCGTGAGTGGAACGTTTACTCAAAGCGAAGTGGATACAATTGTCAAATCTGCTTATTCTCGCGAAGCTGACCACAATACGAAACAATTCGAGAACAAGACCATTCGGGAACGCATTCAAAAAGATATTGTGAATGGCAAAAACTCCCGCCAAATCAGTCGCAAATATAAAAACATCGAAGGTATTGACGATGCTATTGAAGAAATCAAAGATACTCTCAGTGTTGATGAATTTTGGAGTATCGACAAGAACGGAAGATACCATCTTGTGCATCACAAATTCAAAGCTTACTTGCAATCGAATCAGATATTCAAGTATTACCCCAATGAAACATCTTTTGTATTTGTAAAAATTGTCGAAAATAAAGTTTCAATTCTCAAAGAAGAGCAGATTAAAGACTTTGTTTTGAACGACCTGCACACCCGCGATAATATCGGTTTTCAGCCTTACGAATTAATGGCGGGGGCAACGAAATACTTCAAAGGTGACTACCTAAGTTTCTTGGATAATGTTGATTTGAACCTAAAATCTGACACGCAGGAATTTTGTTATCTGTACTATCAAAATTGTGTCCTCGAAATATCTAAGAAAACCGTCAAACGAATCGAGTACATTGACTTAGACGGCTACGTTTGGGAGAAGCAAATAATTGACCGCCCTTTTGAATTAGCAGACTACAAAAATGGTATGTATCGAAAGTTCATATTCTTAGTAGCGAATAAAGAAAAAGAGCGTTACGAGTCGATTAAATCAGTATTAGGTTATCTGATGCATTCTTTTAAGACCAGTGCTGACAACAAAGCTATTGTTTTCAACGACGAGGTAATTAGTGAAAATCCAAACGGCGGCAGCGGCAAGGGCTTAATTGTTCAGGGGCTAACAAAGGTAAAAAAGGTGGGGGTTTTGGACGGGAAGCAATTTGACTTTGATAAGTCATTTACCTATCAGACCGTTGATATTGATACGCAAGTTTTAGTCTACGACGATGTAAAAAAGAACTTCGATTTTGAACGTTTGTTTTCGGTCATTACTGAGGGGATTACAATTGAGCGAAAGAACAAAGATGCAACCCGCTTGGGCATTGCTAAATCACCCAAAGTACTAATCACTACCAACTATACTATCGGGGGCGTAGGCGGCTCGTTTGAGCGTCGAAAATTCGAGGTTGAACTAAGTAGCTATTTTGGTTCACACCACTCGCCGATTGACGAATTTGGTTGTATGCTTTTCGACGATTGGTCTAGCGATGAATGGTTGTATTTTGACAATTTCATGATCCAATGTTTGCAGTACTTTTTGAGCTACGGACTTAGCCAAACTAACTACAAAAATCTACATACTCGAAAATTTATCAAGGAAACATCTTTTGAGTTTTTTGAGTGGACAAATGACGAACCACTTACTCAAAATGCACGCACGTACAATAAGGTATGTTTTGAAGGATTTTCGGAGGAATACCCTGACGTAAAAAAGTGGTTAACGAATAAGAAGTTTTCGCTTTGGATAGAGGGGTATGCGAGGTTCCACAAACTCGAACTCCAGAGGGGCAAAGACTCCGTAGGTAGATTTTTTACAATCAAAAATATAGAAACCGAAGTCCCATTTTAAAAAAAAAATCAAACAAACAGAGAAATTATGAGAGTAAGTAACAGAAGTATTCCAATCATAGACAAGTTGAATAAAGGCACACTAGGCAACATGCCAATTTTCGAGGGTGATAAATCTTATTTTTACTTCGCTGGTCAATTCTTTACCCATGAGTGGAAACATTACCATAAAAATTTTAAGAAAGATATTAACATAGTAAGTTCCTCTTTTTACCAAGCTAGTAAAAAGGCACAAGAGAAGTTGCGTGAACTTTGGTCCGACATAGTTGTAAATGATACCTCAGACTTTGATATAAAAGGTACTTACGTTGTTGGCGATTTTGTCTTGATGCTTGATTACGAAGTGCAAAAAGGTAACGATAATCACGAGTTGGCTTTTTTTATGTTTGACAAAACGGGCATCCCGCTTGCAATGTACGTAGACAGCGAAAAAAGAAAAATCTATCAGAACGGTTGGCTAAGTAGCTGTTTTTATGAAGAAGTGAAAGGCGATAACAATGAAGTCCAAAAATGGATTTACGGGAAATTGCACGAATGTGTTATTTTAGAAATGTTCAAAAGTTTTGCAGAGGTTGAAACGAAAATTATCCCCGCAAAAACTAAGATTAAGGACATAAACTGCAAATATGTTAACGATACAGACTTGCAGGTTACATACTTGGACAGCAAATGGTTTACGAATTTAATAAACTCAAACGAGTTTACCGTGCGAGGGCATTTTAGGTTGCAACCAAAAAAGAAAGACGGCGAATGGACTAAAGAACTTATTTGGATTTCAGAGTTCAAAAAGAATGGTTACACTTTTTTAGCTAAAATCGAGAAATGACACTACAATTCAGAGAATATCAAAAAGATATCGCCGAACGAGCAGCTTACAAGATTATTGAGCAAGGGATGGTATATCTAGCGATGCAGGTCCGAACGGGCAAAACCCTTACCGCTCTTCTTACTTGCGAGTTACTCGAAAAGAAGTCGGTATTATTCATCACAAAAAAGAAAGCTATTAGTTCGGTGCAGTACGATTACGCACTAATGACCCCCGCATTCAGTATCGAGGTAATTAACTATGAATCTTTGCACAAAGTAGAAGGCAATTTTGATATAGTAATTTGTGACGAACACCACAGAAACGGTGCGTTCCCGAAACCGAACGTTTCAGCGGTCGAGATTAAGAAGCGGTGGGCCCACTTGCCGCAAATATATCTATCCGGTACGCCAACGCCCGAAAGTTTCAGTCAATTCTATCACCAGTTTTGGGTGTCGAATTTCAGTCCATTCGCTGATTACAAGACGTTTTATAAGTGGGCAAAAGATTTCGTCAACATCACAAAAAAGAATTTCGGCTACGGAGATGTAAGTGATTACTCCCAAGCTGATGAACAAAAAATCAATCGCTTTCTGGAAGGGTACATAATTGATTTTACGCAGGAAGAGGCGGGGTTCAAGTCGAAGGTTACAGAAAAAGTGATTGAAGTTCAAATGAAACCGTTCACGTATGCCATCGCAAAAGACTTGGCAACGCACGGTATTTATCGGGGGAAAACTGACACAATCTTGGCAGATACCGCCGTGAAGCAACAAAGCAAAATTCAACAAGTTTTTTCAGGAACGTGTATCGGTGAAAGTGGTAATGCTATCATTTTTGACCTTACAAAAGCTGAATACATAGCTAACAATTTTCCTAAAAAACGTCTGGGGATTTTTTACAAATTCAAAGCTGAACTTGATGCCCTCAAGCAGGTATTAGGCTACAAGTTGACTACTGAATTAGATGCCTTCAACATGGAGGGGTTTCAGTATATCGCCTTGCAAATCCAAGCAGGGCGGGAAGGAATAAGCTTACGTCAGGCTGATTATTTGGTGTACTATAACATAGACCACTCAGCGGTTAGCTATTGGCAAAGTCGTGACAGACTGACAACCAAAGAACGCACCGAAAATACTGTTTTTTGGCTGTTTGCGAAAGGTGGTATTGAGTCGAAAATATACAATCAAGTAATGAAAAAAAAGAACTACACACTAACACATTTCAAAAATGATTTCGGAACAAAAAATACAAAGCAAAATAATCAAACGATACGAGAAGCTAGGTTGGTACGTGCTGAAAATCTCCAAAGCTAACAAAAACGGTGTGCCTGACTTGATTTGCCTAAAACCGAACGATGTTCTTTTTATTGAGGTCAAAAAGCCTACTGGCGTACTTAGCAAGATTCAAGAATATAGAATAGATGAATTATCAAAATTAAATTTCAACGTTTTAATCTCAACAGAATGACACCACCCGAACTAAGGAAGTTACTAAAAGATATGAACCTAACACAGGCCGCACTAACTGATTTTTTGATATAAAATAAGTTTTACGTGTACACTAATCAGCAATACTCACAACCAATTATATCAAAACTCCTCAGGGCTGACTTTCTTACTGAAAGATTTAGGAATCACGTTCGGGTTGCATTGCAGCAGTACGTTGACCTTTTACAAAAATTAACAAACGAAATATGAAAACATACAAAGTAGCCTATTCAATTAAATATTTCGGGAACCGTGAGGTCATAAGCGAATCTTACGAATGCGACGGGTTAAGTATGTCAGAGGTGAAAAATACGTTTTTCATTGATGCGAAGTACTACCTCGTACAAGATAATAGACATCAGAATATCGAATCTATCACATTTTTAAAAATTCAAGGAGCATGAATGAAATATTAACATTAATAGGGCTTGTTATCGGCTGTTTCGCCCTGCTAAAATACTTGCCGAAATGGTTCAAAAATATAGACCTAAACAACAAAATTGGAAAGCGATGAATAACGAATGGGTATAAGAGCCGTTTTTTCAATGGCTTTTATACCGTGTTAGGCTTATGTACGGATTATTAAACTATAAATATTAATTAGAAAAACAAACAAAATGAAGAAACATATTAGTTACCCAAAGATTGAACAGTTTAGAAATGTAGTATCGAATATAAATAGAGAAATTACATTTACTGGATTAGATGAAGATGGAAATGCGATTTACGACCCATCAATTAAAAAACCTACTTTAACATTTAAAGGAACTGTTAAATTGCACGGAACTAATGCAAGTGTTTGCTTTAACTCCCAGTACGGTTTTTGGGTTCAATCGAGACAAAATATTATTACAATTGAAAAAGATAATGCTGGGTTTGCATTTTTTGCAGAAAGCCATAAAATACAATTATGCTCTTTATTAGATGATTTAATTAACGAAAACCAAATAGATACTAAAGTATATACAGTTTCTATTTACGGAGAATGGGCAGGTAAAGGAATACAAAAAGGAGTTGGAATATCTCAATTAGATAAAGCCTTTTATGTTTTTGGTGTAAAAGTATCTAAACCACAGGATGAAGAATTTAACGCTTATTGGATTGATTCGAGTAATGTCAGGAATGCAGAATGTAGAATATTTAATGTAGAAGACTATGAAACTTATTCTATTGATGTAGATTTTAATATGCCACAACTTGCACAAAACAAGTTTGGAGAGATTACCGAGAAAGTAGAAAATGAATGCCCTATATCTAAAGCGTTTGGAATTGATAACGGATTAGGAGAAGGTGTTGTTTGGAGTGTGGAGTACAAAGATAGTGTACATAGATTTAAAGTAAAAGGAGATAAACACTCTGTAACTAAAGTTAAGAAGCTTGCAAGTGTAGATGTTGAGAAATTGAAAACAATTCAAGATTTTATTAACTACTCTGTAACTGAAAATAGATTTAACCAAGCGATTGAAAACGTATTTGACAAAGAAGATTTAAACGTTAAAAAAATGGGTGATTTAATTCGTTGGTTTGTGAAAGACGTTGCATCTGAAGAAATGGATACAATGGCAGAAAACGGATTAGAGCCTAAAGATGTAAATAAATACATATCTAAAAAGGTTATAGAAATGTTCTTTAAAGCACAAAGCGAGTATTAAGCCTAACACCAAGCTATCCGGCGTTCGCAGAATGGCGTTATAGCGGCTGTTATCTTATGTTTCGCCCTGCTGAAATCAAATAAGTATTCAAAAACATAGACCTTAAAACAAAATAAAGAAATGACAGACGACAAGACTACCGCATGGCAAATGATGAATTTGCAAGAAACGCAGAACGCCATTGAAAACAAAATTTTCATGGAGCATAAGGTCAAAAACCGCAAAGCGATGGAAACGGGAACGGACAAGATTATAAAAATGGTATCACAACTCACCAAGTATAACGATTTTCCCGACCACGCACTTGATGATTTTCGTAAATACAAACAACATACGGAACGAATCCACCGTCATTTTGAAACGTACCTATTGAACGATGCAAGAGAAAAAAGGGAAGTGCTGAAAGCGGTAAAAGATATGTGTTCGGGCGTTAGCTTTCAAGTGATACATAGCGAAGAACACAAAGCAAATGAACATTTGAAAATGTCAACTTTTGACGAAATGAGGGAAATTACTTTCACTGTTCAACGCTTGTTTTTTGCCCTAATGGATTTACGAAGTTGCGATGAACAACCTAAACTCAAATTTCAGGCAGGATTTGACAAATTATTGAAAGCGAATAAATTATAGTGACTTTTTTTGTTCAAAAACTATTTCATAAATAATTGTAATAGTTACGTATTTATTAGTATATTTGTAACACAATCAAACACCAGAACAATGAACAGAACAGCACTTTATTTACTCGCACTTTGTGAGTCCGAAATCTTTCATAGCGGTTTAGACCTTATCGCTATGATTCACAAAAATAAGGTTCACGTTTTTCACAACATCAACCACGAAGACCGGGTGTTAGAACCTGAAACCGTTAATAGCTTTCAAGACGTGATTGACTTCATGGATAAGGCGAACAACGAACTGTCTTCTATTCCAGACCGCGAAGGCGAAGCGGTTGACAATCGCCGCAAAGAATCAAGAGAACTTCAATTAGCATAACAAAAAACGCCCCGCGAGCAGAACAATGCAAGCGGGGCTTAACCAAAATAGAACAATGACAAAGATACAAGAATTAATTGGCATTACAGTAGAACCAAATTATTACGAGGATGCTGAGAAAGCATACTCAGGGGTTGAATTACTCTTAGTTCGGGCGGCAATGCTTGCAACCGCTACACGCCAAAGAATTAGAGCGGGTTTGGGGTTGCCTCCTGAACGCAAAGTTTTTCTTTCAGTAGATGTCGTTCATCGCTATTTCAAGAAACTCGACATATCGAGGTGCTACACGCTCCGAGCGTTCCTCGAAACAATCGAGAGCGAAGAAATTATCACAAAAAGCGACTGGGATACTTTGGAATTGAATGAATCTGTATTCATCAAAATTCAAGACTACTCATGAAAAACCTAAAAACATACATAATAGCAATGTGCTACGGCTTCGCGTTAATCGCGTTCTGGTGCTTTTGTTAATCAAATAATTTTCAATTAATAATCAATAACACAATGAACGAAGGATTAAACAGAACCGGCACAATCAAGGCTATCATGCCCGTCGAAAGTGGACAAAAAAAAGATGGCTCTGGTGAATGGCAAAAAATCATCTTTACCCTCGAAACGACGGAAGCGTACACCAATAAATATGCTTTTGAAATCTTCGGAGCAGAGAAGGTAGAAGCCTTCAAAAAGTACAACAAAGTAGGCGGCGAAGTTAAAGTAGACTTCAATATTTCGATGAACGAATACAACGGCAAATTCTACATTACCCTTGCCGCTTGGAAGGTATTAAAAGCTGAGTCGGAGGGAGTAACACAAGCACCATCGCAGAAACGTACCATGGCTGATTCGATGGAAGACAACAAAGAAGATTTACCATTTTAACAAACGCCCCGAAAGGGGCTTAACCAACCAGAACAAATGACCGAAAAAAAGAACGAGACGTGGAGCATTTTGTCAATAATAAACTGCAATCACAAAGTAAAACAAAAAGGCAACCTCAATTATCTCTCATGGATTTGGGCCTGGGGAATTGTTAAAGAAAAGTTTCCAGAAGCGTCTTATAAGACCATTTATTTCGGAGAGAAGCCGTACTTATACGATAAAGACTTAGGCTACTTAGTTTCAACCGAAGTTACCATAAACGGAGAAACGCTGCCTATGCACTTGCCCGTTACCGATGGAGCTAATAAGTCTCAAAAAAATGTTACGTACACTTACGAGACAAGGTTTGGGGCAAAGGAGTGCGAAGCGGCTTCTATGTTTGACATAAACACAGCAATAATGCGTTGCTTAACCAAAAATTTAGCACTCTTTGGTTTAGGTCACTACATTTATGCGGGAGAAGATTTGCCGCAATCTCCACCTGCGGAGCCACAATCTAAGCCAGTATTGTCCCCTGATGAGCCAGAAAGATGGGCTAAAGCTATTGAAGCATTGAGTACCGGAGCAGTAACCACAGGCTTTATTTCAGACAAGTACAAAGTAACTGTCCAACACCTTAAAGAGTTACAGGATGCAAGTATTTAATATGCCCCAGCGTAGCGAGGAATGGCATAAACTAAAACACGGAATGGTATCAGGAACGAGTTTCAAGCGGTTAATATCATCCGCTTGGCTCTCGCTCCAAGACCAAATAGTCGCGGAAAGGTTTAGTAGTTTTACGCTTCCCGAAGGGTTCTCCAACGATGCAATGCAACGAGGGATAGATTACGAACAGCACGTAGTTGAATTGTACGAAAGGTTAAACTTTCGAGAAGTACACCAAGCGGGTTTTTGTGTTTCAGATATTTACAAATTTCTAGGATACTCACCTGACGGTTTTGTTGGTTTTGACGGTGGAATCGAAATTAAATGCCCGAATACTTCTAACCATGTTCAATATATTCGACACGACAAAATACCGTCCGAATATTTGCCACAAATCACCACAGCATTTGTGGTTAACGAAGATTTAGAATGGATGGATTTCATCAGTTTCGATGATCGTTTCAAGCCGCTTCCAATGTGGGTTAAGCGAATTGAGCGGAAAGAATTAAAAAACTATGATGCTACTATTGCATCCGTCGAAAAGTTCGGCGATTCACTTCAAAATGAATTAGACAAGTACAGTAAACAAATACAATCATGAAAAACGAAAACGGAGAAGAAGAGTTCTACAACACTTGGCATTTTTGTCATTTCTGGTGTTTATGCTCCTCCTGATTGGAGGCGTAGTTCTGCAAGTGGCGGGGTTTTTTGACTGGCTAGATGCGTTCTAACGAATATGAATATGTGCCGTTTGAGGTACGAAACGGATTAAATCAAATACAAAATGAAACAAACATTAAGAGAAAGATTAGAAAGTGAAATAGGTAAAATTGATGCAAGATGTGAACAATTACTAAAACACTTTAGAGAATATAAAGAAGAAAACCAATTAGAAGAAGCTATAAAAAGCGATATAAAATGGAGACAGTTAAGAATGATTTCTCAGTCTCTAAAAAAGCTATTGGTTTAGCATTACCCATAACGCTTCGGGTATGGTTAGTTGAAAAAAGGGCAAAATGATGGTATGGTACTACGCTGAAAAAAAGAAGCTAACTGAATTACGAAACGAATTAAATAAACGTAAAACAAATTAGCACCTTACAGAAGTAATGAAAGTAACATAAGAAAGATTATATGTTACCTTAAACGTTTAAAGTAACATAAGAATCAAAATACTTTGGAATGCGGCAGGCTATGCGTCGTGAGGCACGAATGGCCTCACCGCTCCCACCAATTCACAAAAGTTGAATCGTCTTTGAATATTTTTTTTCTGATTATCAACAAATCAACCTTATCCATATCTACTAATCTTTTGTTCTGTTGGACCGCCGATTGCAACTTGCTTTCGGTGGTTTTTTTTTGCCCGTTGATGGTCTGAATAATCAATTGCAATTCGCTTATCTGACCCGTTGCAATTGTCAAGTTTTGGCCCGACTCGATTGCGGCGGTTGTAAGACTATCAATCGAAATAATCAGCGGCTTAGTGGCTTGTTCCACCTTCACAACAACAACGGGATTCACGTACTTATTATAGTGCCAATCTATCAATACGCTACGTAGGAAGAAGAACACAGCAACAGCCACAGCCAACCCGATTAAGGTTCGACCAAAACTTGTTATTCGAGAGAGATTACTTAGTAGTTTTATCATTGCGAATCATGTTAAGTAGTTGATTGTAATTTGACGAATCGAGTAAATTATCCTCGATTGACTCATTATTTGGAGCCTTCCCGCTTGCAATTAGGTTGCCCAACCGCACCGTTTTTGTTGCGATGAAAACCATTATCACTTGTTCGGGCGTTAATCCCGTAATCTGAGCAACTAACTTGAAGTTACTTAGTCGGTCTTCGTTGGCGTAGTCATTGCCCTTTTTCAACATTATATCTGCTTGCTTTTCGGCAAATTCGTTGAACTCTTGAATCTGTTCTTGTAGTTTCATATTTTCTTATAGTCAAAATAAATGTTACCTCTTTCTTCTTGTGTGTCTTGCTTGTGAACTATTCGCCACGTAAAACCAGCGGGAGCATTATTTGCATAATTATGTTGGCAGTAACTCGAAGCGGGGGCGAAACTCATGAAGTTGTTGTACGTAAGTGACTTAATCGTTTCGCTCCCAAGTTGATGCAAATCGCCTTTATCTAGGTGGATTCTATCATACTTTTGATTCAGTCCGTAGTGGTCAATGTAAGATTTCAAATAGTTAATAGATTTGTCGTTCAAATAGAACGGCAATCCAAACTTTCTATCGCTTTCATCCTTACCATGCGTTAACAGAAACGCGTGCTTGCCCCAAAATCGTTGCTCGATGAACTTGTGCAAAATGTCCACTTCAACTAATTCTTTTTGATAAGTTGCTTCAATAGCTTTTTTAACGCCAAGATTGACAATCTTACCAAAATCGCCTGAATGATTATCGTTACCCACTTTGCGAAGTATTACCTTCTTTGCAATGCCATTGTCAATGCACTTGTGTAATAGTTCAATTTTCGTATCCATGACGACCTCGGCAACTTCAAAGTTTGTGGCGTTCTGCGGCAACTTATGCCCCCCACGGGTCGTATAACCATGCCACCCGTCTTGTTCATCTCCTAAGTTATCTAAGCAAAGAACGTCAAACGCCCCTCGGTTATCATCGTACTTTTTGCAGATAGTTGCCCAAACCTCTTCGTACTTATCTCTGTACACCTGCGGCGTGTATTCGTACTCGAATAGACCCAATCCGTGTGGGTTTGGGTTCATCCCTACATGATCGTCGGTAGTCGTGACGATTAACATTTTTTCAAACGAATCTTTGATTATTGGGGCTTTCTTGAAAATCTTAGTCTGATATTTCTTTAAGATTTTTTCGAATGATTCAGTTACATCTTGAATATTATCGGCAGAGTAATAAGGGTTTTTGAAGTGGGCAGAAATCTCTTTATGTTTTATCCATCCGTGGTCGGCGGTTTCTTTTTTTAGTCCGATTTTTGCAAACGCCTCTAAGATTCCTGCGTTACCCGTTTCATCCGACTTACTTGCAAAATATTCGGCCTTCGCCTTTAGGATTGCCGAACTATTTGTGTAACCGTATTTCTCAGCAAGAGTCTGAGCAAAACCCCGCTCATTAATTTCTTCGCTTGTCATGCTGTCGAACTCTTGAAAAACCTGCTTGCGTCTTGTCATTTTTTGTGGTTTAGGTACATCAATTCAGTAACCTCTTCGTTCGCTTTCATATTCAATCGTCTGCGGATTGCCTTAACCGTTGCTAGGGCGACAGCTTTGCTCACCCCGTATTTGTATCGAAGTACTCGGATAATGGGGTAGGTCACTTGATAATATCGTTTACTTTCTCTTCAACCTTGCCAATCACCTTGGCCAAAAATTCGGGTACGTGCGTGTTACTTTCCTTCAAGTTTTCGAGGACGCTTTTGATTTCAAAAATACCGAGCATAACGAAGGTTAGAATAACCAGTAAATTCAAATAATATTCTGGAAATATCATCGTTCCGTCACGCAGGGATGCCAAAAACAACATTATCACCATCAGACTGATGGTGATAATTAAAATGAAATAACCTATACATTTTGCTATCAGTTTTTCTTTCAAAACTCTCAAGCTGTACTGTCCTTTCTTTTTCGACAACCGTACACCGCTCCACGTATTGACCGCAATAATCAAGATTAAAACGATGAACAGTAAGGCGTTTACTTGCCAACTTTGGGTCAGGAATTTGATTAGTGTTGCAATCAACATTGCAAATCCAAATTCTTCAATTCTGACCGTTTTGAGGTGCGTTTGTAGCGAGTTAAACGCTGTGCTGACGAATATTAACATTGTGTTTTCTTTGGTTTATGTATTTCAATATTTTGTGTAAACTGTTCGACCTGAACTGTTCTTTGTTGCTCGTAACGCTTCTCTTCGATTACTCACCTGACTAAAACTGATATGAACCCATGACCCAAACTCTTCAATAATTTGGTCAAAGGGGATATTGAAGCGAATGGCGAAGTCAACTATTTCGTCTGTCGTTAGTCCATGTATCCTAATATCTGCCGCTTCGCCTCCTACGTGTTGGCTGTTTTTAGCCCCCCTGACACGCTTGTTTAATCTTTCACAACGATACCCCGAAGTAACCGTTATAGGCTTGCTTAGTGCCGTTCTCATTGGCTGCAAAACGCTTTCGATTAGGCACGTAAGATTTGTTATTACGTGTAATGGTGGCTCGAATTGTTCGGTGTAATTTAATCGCCTTGCGGTAGGTGATTCAATCATTTCGAGAAGGCTAAAATTCTGGGATAGTTTCATTTTGTGTCAAGTAATTCTATGGCTAATTCATTACCCTTTGTATCTGACAAAATCAACCCGTTAATTTGCTTATCAAATGCTTGGTTTACTGCGGCAGTAATATCGGCGGGAGTCAAACCCTTACTTAGTGCGTTTATTTTTGTGTGTGTTATTTCCTGCCCCTGCAAAATTTCGTCCATCGCACCTAAAAGATTATTGAACTCTTCCAATTTTGACAAAAGAATCACGTACCGTTTGTCTTGCTCAGTTTTGAGTGCTTCAAATAGGGCGTTTACGTTCACTACGTTCATTTTCACCGCCGACAAATAATCGTCAAGCGGGGGTGAAACGTCCGAACCGCTGACCCGTATTTTGCTTAGTTTTACGGCAAAGTAAACTATGCCGCTGAATAGAATTATATTTGATATAGCTAAGAATGTTATCATGTTGTTTTTATTTTAGTTGTAGCACGGAAAACCGTTTAATTTGTATGCAAAATCACGTATTTCGGAGATTGACCCCATTACGATATAATATTTGTCTTCGATTGATTCAGTAGGGTAGACGGTAGGTCGGTCACGGTTCGGAAAGTAATATATCACGTTTCCACCCGCACCCAATTGGTCTTCTTGTTGCACAGAAGCACGATAGGAGTCCTCTCTATTCCATACAATTCCAATACCTTCCGTACCTGCCGCATTGAATAATGCAACCCATTTTTCGGTGGCAATTACGCTTGTGATTTCAGACAAAACTGGGTCGGATTGGTTAGGTAATCCGTCCATGTCAATCGTAGTCAAATCGCCGTTATTGAATGGCGTAGTGCCTGAATAATACTTAGCATATCTGTATTCAGTATTGAAGAAACCAAACGGATTTATTTGAGCAAATTGTAACCCATTCAAGTAGGTTAGATTAAGGTTAATTTTGTAGGTAATTTCAAACGCATTGTCAGCAACTGCTCTAATTTTTTGTTCGTTGGTCGCGTCGGCAAAAACTTTGTCATTATTCAATGCAAACGCGTATTGATAGAGATTTGCCTGAGTTGTAAGTAGCTTTGTTGTATTATTCCACTCCTTGAAAAACGGTACGCCACCGAAATTGAAACCACCAGGCCGTCCGCTTAATTCAAATTCATATACGCCTTGTGGCAATCCGTTCCACGCTCGCGTAGGTTCGGTGGTGGTGTACCCTCTGCCACTTTGACCATCTACGCCTCGAAAAATGGTCTGAATTTCAGACGGTTCACCGATATACGGGTCATATATTCCAAATTGCATCCCTGAGTCGCGTTGTAGACTTCGGCTTCTTGTTTCACTTTTTTTGCCTATCCAGTCAGGGGTAGCACCCATTAAGTTAGCCAACGCAATCTTATAAGTTGCTGTTTCGATAACGTCGTAGGATGTGTTATATGGCGTTACGGACAGACCTTGCGATGCGATATTTACGCCCGTGATGTAATTGGCTGCGTAACTTGGTAGGATAACATTATCCCGATAAGCGAAGCAGTTACCCGTACCACCGCTGTTTTTTGTAATATTTGTTTTTGGGGGTAATCGAGAACTACCATCTTCGGGGATTGGATTGTTGTTATCAAACTCCAATTCTGTTTTTGTTCCCGCAAAAGTTACCTTGACGGGTTGCCCGTTGCCGTTCTGCCACCAATAGAGGTGTTCTAGGTCGAATCTAAAATTATAGAGTCCATTATTTGTTAGGTTATCGTTCGGGAATGCCTCAACCACATCGTTGGCAATATAACCCGCTTTGACGGTCATGACTTTGAAATTTCCAATGTACAAATCCAAATCAACTGGCGTATTTGGGGCGGCTGAATTGTACGCCCAACAAATTATGTTAGGGTTTTCGGAATCGTTCACGAATCGAACGCGACCTTTGAATGTACTTGCCGCAGTTGGTAACGAGTTATCGAACGGTGTACACGTAGCACAATCCGTAACTACAACCTGATTGATTTTCTGGTAGGCTTCACCCGCCAATTCGTAACCGTCGGGAGCGGAGAAGTTCGGCGTAAGCTCTAACCCGCCCGTTCCAGTAACTTGATTTGAAAGCTGAGAAGAACACCGACTGTCTAGTATTTTTTCGTAGCTTATATTCTGATTCGTTGTTGTCAAGAAGTTAATACCTCGCGGCTGGAATACATCGCGTGACGAAACGGGGTCAACCTCTTGTACTACCCACCACGCATCGTTGAACCGCCTTATTTTTGTTGGCTTGTTTGCAACCGTCCAGATTCCCACGGTTAATCCGTCGAAAAGTCCGCAATCAAAAAAGTTATAAGTGCTGAAATTAGCGGGTAATTGAACGCTTGCCAAGTCGTTGAAAATGTTACCCTGCCGGAATGCAAATGGGTTTATGTTTCCCTCGTTGTCCGACGTAAGATAATAGAACTTTTGCGTTCCGTTTATGTATTTTTTAGTGACCAACGTGCCGAACTTTCCGCTATTTTCGGCAATCGTTAGCGGGTCAACCGGATTTACGGCCCTGAATATTTGAGCGTGAGCGGCAAAAGAGAGTAGGAAGAATAAGAGTATTTTTTTCATTTGATAAATCCGTTATTAACTAGATGAATAGCAAGGTTTGATTCAGTTGCTGTTTTTTCACTCTCGCCGTTTGTGAAAGTGAGGCTTGTCGGGGTGTTGTCTACCGTTTTGAATAGGTCTAATGCAAGCGGGGTGAACTCAAAAGTTTCCTGAAAAAAAGATTCAATCCCCGCTTCTTTGTCGGCAGCTTCGATTTTTTGCAAATCTTGAAGTTCAGCACTAACCATCTCAATTGACTTTGACAATTGCAACAACTTTGCTTTGCCTATGAACTCTACGGATTTCCCGTTTATTAATCCCATTATCGCGGCGTGTGTACCTATCGCTTCTCTATTCGTCATAAGTGTTTTATTATGTGTTACTATTGTGCAATATAAAAATATTAAATTGAAAAATTTTAGTTAATTTTCACCCATTGGAATCTGGTGTTGGGGTTCTGGGTTGTTCCAATATTAACCTTTTCAATTGCATACCTCGAACCATACGCATCACTTAAGTTTGCGTTTGGAACGGTGACGGATAGATAGGGGGCATCCAAGTTGATTGTGTTAGCTTTCAATCGCAAATCAGTCGGCGTTTCAAGTAGCATATTAGAACCGATGCTCTTGATATTAACCGCTAATGATCCAATCAAATCCAACCCCCGCAAAGACTTAACTTCAAACTTATCAGCGTTCGTTGCTTGATAGAATACGAAGGAAGCCTGAGCAACACCGCTGCTATTCTCGAACGATAACCCAGTCAAGTTTGCATCAGATACGTTTTTCAGAATTATGTCATTTGTGGTTCTTCCTCCTTCATTTGTTACCGATTGCAAATTGGGCGTAGCACTACCGCCTAACCCTGCCAAATCAGACATTAAAGCGTAGTTTTCGACGCTTTGTCCGGTTGCCCGATACCTTAATCGCTGCGTGTCTGATACTAATGCGAAGTCATACGCCGCAACGTTCGTTGCTGTTCCTTCGTTGTACTTAATTCTAATTCGTGTTAACGGGTCAATTGTTGCAACATCTTGTAGACCGGGCGTTGTGCTACCGCCGCTCGATTGTATTTCGTCAGAAAACGCATACGCCCTTGCATCACCCGAACCGTTAATTTGGACCAATCGCCCTGCATCGTCGAATACGTTTCGCATAGTAAAAGCTGACCCTGATTCGTCTACGTGAGTCGTTGCAAATCCAACTAATTCATTTTCGATGTCGTAGGTTAGTCGCCCTTTTTCAAGGTTGTCTTGGTCGTAGAACCTTAACCCGTATTCATTCCGAACACCCCCTGAACCATCGGAGAACTGATGCTCGAAGAAGTTCTCTGTTAGATAGCCCGCATTCGCATGATTTCCGTACACAAACGCTGTTTGCCCGTTCAAAATTCGGTTATCATTCCCTTGTGCAACTGTTCCCGAACTTGTTCCAAAATCCTTATTGAACGCCGTGTTTTTTGAGAAATTAGGTTCTAATAGATTAAGTGAGTTTTCAAGACCTGAAATATCGGACATTGCTAAGGTTGTCAAATAATTCACCGTTTCACCGTTGCTCGATAACTTGACAAAACCATTTTGAGTAAACTTGCTTTGTTTGGTAGCTATCTGAGTAAATAAGTTAGCTATCTGAGAGTCATTGTCTTGAATTTCTGTAACAAGTTCAATCCATGTATCTAGTGCTTCGGGAGCGGTATCAATGAACGTTGCCATTTTTGCATCCCAATCGGTTGCGAAATTTGCCGCAACAATAACCCCATTCCCATCCGCTTTTAGATAATTACTCGCTACTGATTGCTGAATAGTTCCACCAACTTGTAAGGTTGCAAAACCATTATCAGTGTTGGATTTTACGCTGACATTTCCATTCCCATGCAGAGTTAACGGGTTAACCCCTTCCGCAAAAAAAGCAAACTTTGAGTTAGAAGGGGTAGTTCCTTGCGTTGACATTGCCCAAGTCTTATAATAACTTCCAACTTCGATATAGCTATGCTTATTACTAGCGTCAGCATAGAGGGAAATATTATTACGGACGTTCAAATACGCCCCCCCACTAAGGCTTGATACTAGACCAACATTTACCTTGTTGCTATAATTAAGTTGACCGTTGCCCTCCCTTGTCCAATAATTAGCCGAAGCTATTTGCGTTCCTAAGCGAGCATCCCACAAACTATTATAATCCGTAATCCCATAACCCGCAATCGTAGTTGGATTCGTGCCACCCGTCACCCGTCCGTAAGTGTCTACCGTTACGTTCTGATAATCACCCGCCGTAACTACTCCCGTTTTTTGGTTTACGATTCCGCTGCTGTCTATTTCGAGAGTTGACCCAATTTTGATGCCACCCAATATAACCGATGTCGCTTTCGGCAATGTTAAGTAATTTTTACGCAGCAACCACGCCGACCCGTTCCAATACGTATCATCTCCCGAAGCATAAGTAACACCTGCGTAAGTTCCCGCTCCATTTACTCTATAATAATCTCCCGTATTTGGGCTTGCGGACGGGGCACCCCCGCTACCTGCATCCCATTCCCCGATATACCTTTCAGACGTTAGCGGTGATGTCCATACGCCCGACCCGTCTGCGTTACTACATTGCCACACTTTGCCTGCCGCAGCGTTATTGGTGATTCTTAGGTTCGTAGTTCGGGTAATGCCGTTTACGTCTATCCTTGTACCTGCGAGGGGAACAGTCGTTCCAAATCCAATAGTCCCGCTTGACAATACACGGATATATTCAGTCATTACGTTAGCGTTTCTAACTCTTAATAGAAATCGACCATCTGTCTTCGTTGTAGAAAATCCAATCAAATCATAAGCTGGCGTAGGGATAGCGTCAACAATTTGCCCGACAGATAGAATCGACGCAGCAGCCCCGATAAGATTGAAGTCAATGTTCCGATATATCCCTAGATTAAACCCATTGCCATATATTTGAAACTTATCCGATACGATAGGATTGGCATTAATCCCAACATTAGTGCCATTATCGAAAATTAGACTGTCCGAAAGCAAACCATCCGCACCGCTCTTTATAATTCTATTTGTTGTTAGGCTCGTGGCGTTCACCGTTGCCGCTTTCACCTTCCCAACAACATCAACACCCGTGCTTTTTGCCGTTGCTATCTCAACACCGTTACGCTTTATCCCAATATCGAAATTCCCACTTGCCGAACCTATAAAATCTTTTGCGGCTAATACGTTCGTGGCTCCACGCATCCACGCCGTTGCATCCGTAGCAATCGTACTGTCTGCTGCAAGAACTGGAACCTTCAAAACGACATTTGACGTAAGTTCGGAGAAGTCCAGAACAGCGGTATATGCATTATCTTCGCTTTTGAAAGCGAATCCATCCGTTACGGGTTTAATCGAATCGGTTTCGGTCAAATCGTTATCAACCCAAATCAATCCCGTTCCTGCTTCGTTACCTTCTTTGCGTAAGAATACCTCACCCGCTTTAGCCAAGAGGGATTCTGCTCGTAGTTGTGAACGTAACCCTATAACCAGTTGCCCTGACCCGTTTAGCTTACTTGTGAAATTTTCATTTCCAAAAAGTGTGTCGTATTTTAATCCTTCGCGGGGGATGTTGCGCAACGCCAACTCAACCGCCTTATTGAATGGATTCGTTAAATCTTGGACACTTGCCGTTACTGCGTTGATGGTCAATTCTACTAATCGTACGTTTGCGAATCTTGTACGAGTATTGTAATCGTAAGTATGAACCCGATATTTTACGGAGTCGATTGCGACAATACTACCAAACGTCAATTCGCTGTTCACTTGCCCATCATAAGTTTTTAATCTTTTTGATAGGCTACTCAAATATCTATCTGCAATGTATTCAGTTATAGTTTTAAACGTGCCGTTGTGGTAGGGTTTGAAGAACTTTAGCGAGGTAGTCGCCGAGTCGGTAGGGTAAAGCGTTTCTAACCCACTCGGTTCTAACGGATAACCGACGTTAAATTTTACGGGTAGATTGTTCGTCCTATCGGCTTTAATGGCTCCACCAAACGAGCGTTCAAACCCTTCGGCTCCGCTATCAATTAGGTTTTGTTGACTTACTCTAATGTAGTCGATTCTTGAATCTACGAATGCTGCGGGGTCTACTGACCCTAGCCTTTCAGGAAGCAGCACCTTGATAAATAGCTTATACTCTATATTAGTCGTAGGTATAATTGAATCGTCTGAAAATATCCCGTCGCTTTGCGGTAATCGAAAAAGAAAGTTACCCGGATTATGTGGCGGTTTTGGTAGAGTAATCGTAAATTCTTGTTCTTGAATTGGAACTTCATAAATCGGAGTATTTGAGAGTCCGGCAACTTGTTCGTACCACGCCCCTTCATTTGTCAAAAAGTAGCTTTTATTCAAACCAACTTGAACCGCAATTATTTGGAAACGCAGATTCCTTAGATTTCCCTGCGATTCGGCTTTGATGCTTATTTTTAATTGTTCTAACTCATTATTCTCGAATATATTATTGTTTGGAAAGTAAGAAACCCCCGCCGCATTGATGTAGTGGGTTAGGTTGTTGCTACCCTGAAAAGACGAAAAACCCTTATTGAATAACTTCCCGTCTGCGAACTCCATCAACTCTGATTCATAGTCGCCGCCGTCGTAGGTCCATCCAGTTACGCTGTCCATTTCGCCAATCGGTAACAACTTTTTGCTACGGCTCTTTTCTTTCTGAACGGTGATGTTAGAAAAGCTAAAAGACTTACCAAAGCTGCCGCCTGACAAGCGTTGTATCGTTGCGGTGGGGCGTAAGTAGTCGGACGTTGAAAGTAGCGTTAAGGCGTTGTTATAGAGTTTTGAAACCGAGTTGCCCGCATTCAGTTCGGACACATCACGAAGAACCCATTTTGATTTGTCAAACGTTAATTCGATATATGAAGGTATTACTTCATTCAAAACGTCTAAACAGCTTAACCCGTCAAAGTTCTCTTCGTTAATATACGAATCGAACCACGTACAAGTTGTTACGCCGCCATTATCAACGGATAAAACGCCGTTCGCTATTACTTCAAAATTAAACGCTGTTAAGTAACTTAGTCTATCCAAACACTTCTTAACTACCGCTAATAATGTAATTCTATTAGTAGTATGGGCGTAAGTAACGTTTTTCAGGTAGACGACTCCCAATTCGGCTTCCAAATCAGTAACAAACATTCCGTTCGGCAAATCTAAATCCTTCGATTCAAAAGGAGTTAAAATCCCTTCATACTCAACTACCCCGTCTAGCTTTTTTAAGATAGCTACATCCCCGTAATTTTCGGAGACAAAGGAAGCAGCATTAAAAATTGAATTCGATACGGCTTGTAGCTTAAATTTTGTAGGTACTAACCCGCCTAAATATTGCTGTGCTACCTCTTTGTTTTGTTGAATACTGAACGGTTCACCCCCCGCTGCCAACTCAACGGCTGTTCCCGCAAAACCTTCCACGTGTATCTCCACACGGTGTAGGGTTTCGCGGTAATCTTTGTATTCGTAAAAATATTTTAGTGATTTAGCCATTCCAAGAATATTGAGTGTTATTGAGTACTGCTTGTAGTTCTGTTCCGTTGCCTTTTAAGACTCCGTTAATATTCAAATTTAGGGTTGGCATAGTAAACCCACTACTGCCGCCGAAACTCCCGCCGCCTTGTCGGGGAGAACTTATCTGCGAATTACTGTTTGTGTTCGCGCTCATTGCCATGCCGCCGCCTTTGAGGGCTGCTCCGGCAACAAACAGTAAAGCGGCTGCCGCAATTCCCGCCCCCGGTGCTAAGGAGTTTAACGCTGCGACTGCTGAATCTTTAATTGTTGCAATAGCTTCTAATTTAATCGCCATTTCCATCATCATTGCCCCGATTGCTGCAAAGAATCCACCGAGTAGTTGACTAAAATCAAATTTGATGTCTTGATTAAAGGCAGAAGCAAAACTATTTGCAAAAACATCTCCTAAAAGCATAAAAGAAGCATCAACAACCGCCTTGCTAAAATCGTCAAACAATAACATATCCTCGGTAAAGGAAATCTTAATGTCTTCGACAGAACCTTTTATCTTAGTTTTTATCGCTTCGACTTGGTTGTTCAAATTGTTATTAAAAACCTCCTGATTGAATATTTTACCAAGTTCGGGGTCTAAGATATAATTAGAAGAAATGCCGGGTATTTCTTTTGCTAACATAGGGACCATAAGTCCCTCCATAGATTTAGCTATTCTTTCGCGAGTAGCTTTGAGTTTGTCAAATCCTTTTTGCAACCTTAACCGATAAGCTAAAATTCCCGCTTCATTAGCTGCTAGGTTTGCCGCTAACTCATCCTCAATTTCTTTTTTTGTCTTTTTTGTTTTAGTTGGCTTTGGGTCTGCTGCCTTCGGCTTATTCCCCGCCATCGCCGCAAACACTTCGTCAATCATGACGCTTTTCGGCTTCTTAACCATCGAGAAAGAGGAATCGCCACCCCGCAAGAAATCAAACGCAGGGCTTTTGTATAGCTTCGTAGCTGATTCGTAGGTTCTATCTATAATTCTATTTAATCTTTCTATTTCGGATGTATCAATCTGAACGGTTTCTCTGTCGTTGAAAATTCCTGCCAATACTAAATCAAGCTGCAAATATGCCTTATGGATTCGGGCAAAACCCTTCTCCCAATCATCGACATATTTATAAATGGCAACTCCTGCGAGGGTTAACGCCCCAACGGTTAAACCAATCGGCCCCGTGAGTGCGGCAAATCCTAACGTTAAAGCTGGCATTAATTGAATAACCCCAGCAACGCCCAACAATAGCGGCCCAATAGCGGCGGCTAAACCTGCGACTTGCAAAATTAAATCCTTTGTGCCACCGTCTAAGTTGGCAAAGTAGGTAATAACCTTATTAACTGACTGTAATACTTTGGCGTACATAGGAAGTAACCGCTCACCAAATCCCGCAGAAAGTTGTTTAATACTTTCCTGTAAAATTCGGGTTTGGTTTGCCGCCCCGTCTGACGTTCGGGCGAAATCTCCTTGTGCGTTGGTCGTCTTTGCCATTACAAAGGCGTACCGTAAATTGACCTTTTCACTTTCGGTCATGTCACGGATATTCTTTTGAATACCTTCCGACAATGCGAATGCCTTTAAGTTGGCTTCCGTCATTACAATTCCCAACCCTTTTAGACTTTCTGTTTCGCCCGTAAAGATTGATTTGAGGGCTGTTTCTGCTACGTCTATTCGTATGTTCTTAAAACTTGACAAATCTCCGGCTAACCCGACAAGCGTTTTACTCATTTCTGCTGCCTGACCGGTGTTGATGCCCATGCTTGTAGCCATATCACCGAACAACGCCGCTGCGTCAAGTGCCGCCCCTGAACTGATACCGAAATTGGTTAGGCTGTCCTTTGCGAACTCGTGAATAACACCCGATGAAGTCTTAAAGGCAACGTTAACTTTATTCTGGGCTTCCTCTACATTAGAAGCAGCAGCAATGGCTTGTCTTGCCGCTAATAATACCGGAAGGGTTATTGCAATAGATAACGCACCGCCAACCATTGTAGCTTTATCACCAAAGTTTTGCAGCTTATCCATCGCCCCGTTCACTTTGGCGTTGAACTTATTGGTTAGTGCATCTATGTCAACAAATAATTTATTATTCATCCTTTACAACCTTGTCGGCAAATATTGTGTAAAATAAGTTCTTCACGTTCTGTATCGGCATACTGTAATTTTCCTTTTCTTGCTGATCGTCAAATTCAGTCGGGTAAAGTACGTGGGCTTCTTTACGGTCGCCCTCCTTAACTAAAAAGTTATGAATCATTGTATAAACGCCCCGGTGCAATAACTTTTCACGGTCAAACTCGCGGGCTACTTTTTTTCTGTGACCCTCTGAAACGTTAAGGGCTTGCCGCCACGTCATTTGATACCAAAATAGCGTAGGAGCAAGCCCAATTTCACCACAAAAGTATGCTTCTAATTCATCGTCGGTTTGACTTTCCCCTTCGTTTTTTTTTGTTGCTTTTCAACGGTACTGACCAAAGAGTTTGCTAATTCTTCAAAAAGTTCAGGTAAATTACTGCTCTTTTCTTCAACCTCTGCGGTTATAATATCCTCAAACTCTACCACGTTTAACGCAACTGGCTTGCGGTCTAAGCGGCATTGAACCACATAAGAGCTGTAAGCGTACTCCATCATGAATTCGCTCTGCGTAAATACGTCTAAGTTTCGTACGTCAAACCCCATGCTTTGCACGGAAGCTAACGCCATCCTCATTGACTTGTTGTTCACCGAAAGTGAAAGGGCGTTTTCGCCGTGTTTTAATTCAAATGTCATGCTACTTCGGCAATTGTTGGAAGCGAAACAACTTGTACGTTAAATGAATACTCAACCAATCCGTTATTCGGAGCGGGTAGGGTTGGGGATTCAACAAATCCGGTGAAAGAAAATAGGTTATCACCCGAAACGGTTGATTGTAACTTGAAAGACTTAACACCGCCGTTTGCATCTGAATAATTCAGTAGGTACAAAGAGTAAATGTCATTGTAGTTCAGTGAGTTTACCCCGGGTGCGTTGTTCTCAATCGCCGTGATGCTTACAGTGTGATCGAGCAACGTTTTAATGTGCTTCTTATGCTTGCCCGTGTCCTTGCTTGTCACCTCAACCTTATCATTGGTTGGCGTTAATGTTACCGTTACTTCGTCTTGAAATGTTTTCCAAGTAGGAGTACTCGAACCCATGTCGATAGAAAGACGGTAGTTGTTGCCTAAAATGTGGCTCATAATTATTTTTGTTTAATGCGTGATTCAATGTTTAAAACTCGTCGTAAAATGTAGTTCGTGTCGTTTGTGTCCGTGAAACTTGTGCTTCCTGTTACCCGTACATAAATTGGGCTAAAATCGTTATTCTCAACCATGCCTTTTTGATTCGGAGTTGGCGTTAATAATGCTGTTATCTCGTTACAAAGGGCATCTAAGGCAACGTAACTTAATGCGGTGTTACTTACTCGATTAATTACGTCGATATTAGCCACGTAAACACCCGTGAAGGAATCCTTCGTATTGCTTGAAGTCATAAACCCGCTCGTAACCTTTGCGAATAAATTAGAAGTGTTGCTGTGTGGCTGCTCAATAGAAAAGACATCACCCGAAACGTTACCATTCAGGATTCTGTAAATTTCAGTAAGCAGATAGAACGTAGCATCTTTCATAACTTATCTAAATCGGCTTCAATGTTGCGTGTCAAAAAGTCAAGTGCCGAATATGCGGCCGGAATAATGTGGGGCCGTGCGGGTAGGTTTACTTGCCTAATCCCACGCCCTTTTAGCCGTTTTGCCATCGTTTCAAATCCTCGCGGAACGTCAACACCGCCCCCCGTACCGAACTCCAAATAAGGTGCGTATGTGGCGTTAGCTGTTACCCGTGCCGTGTACCCCGCATTTTCAACGGAGCCTTTTATATTCTGACGGTGAAAACCGTATTGAACGGGGGCGGAACCCTTCGCCATTGTTTCGGCATATCCCGCCGCTTCTTCAATGTTCTGCTGTGCCACTTTCTTAACGGCTCTTTTATAGGCTTCTGCCTGCTTTCGCCATTCGTCAAAATTGGTTAAACCGTTCATCGTGCTGCTGTAATTATTGCCTTTTTGTCATCTTGGGTGAATAAAACTGACTGAATCGTTAAGCGAAACGAACGGAACTTGATGTAGTAACTTTCGTCAATCACGTAATTAGGATTTTTCCAGAACTCTATCTTGTAGCTTTGGCCGAACTCCTGACGGCTGCCGTTGCTATCCTTGTTCGGGGCTAATTGCGTAATAATTGCGTTTACTGTGTCGTGAATTGTTTCGATTGATTCGATTACGCCACCCGCTGCATCTGTCGCTTTTGCCTTTGAACATATCTGAATTGGTTCACTAAACTTCTCCATCGTCCTTGTATCGTGCTAATGAGCGGTTTAAAATATCGTCCAATCTTGTTTTATCAATGCCTAAAGAAACCGAAAGAACTTGCTGTCCTTGTTGATAAACCACCCCGTCAATACTCGTATTGGTCAAAAAAACCAAATCGGTAATTTCTTTAATTTCTTCGGGAGTTAGTTTAGGCTTAATAGATTTCGACATAATTAAAATGTTTGCGTACTGATTGTTTCGGTGTCATATCGCTTTCAAAACAAGAGGCTACCGAGCGAATCAATAACTCTTTGATATTATTTGAAATAGACTGCTTTGATGTAATGTAACTTAGCTTGACACCGTTGGGAAACTCCCCAACTAAGGTAATGAAACCGCCCGTATCTAACAATGTGAACGAACTTGCATCAATCGCAACGCCTAAAAGGTCTGTTACGGTAACGGTTGTGTTTGCCTTAATTGGAAGAAACGGGAGGGGTTCATCATCACAAAATGTCTGCCAAGACACATTAACACTACGCTCGTCTATTAGTGTTACGTTCTTGAATTGCTCTAACGACTCACGAATAGACGTAATTAATCGAGTTAGTTTAGTGTCGTGAGCATCAAACGTTACGTTTAGATATTGCTTCACGTCCGATAAGCTAACTGGCTCTGCACCGATGGTTTCACCCGACTTCTTTACGATAATTCCGTAGGTCATTTTTTCGCTTTAGTGTTTTTTATTTCGGTAATAAAACCGTCTTTGATAAGTTCGTTTACGTATTCGGCAGGGACGTTCGTTAGAACTGTCCTTACCGCTACGCCTGCAAACTCAATTGCAACTCTATACATATTTTTTACGCTTGTAGTGCGGTAGCCGCCGTTGAAAATGTCCCCTTAACAAACGCACCCAGTTCTGGAGTTTTGATACGTGAAACGGCTCTAAGCGATCCCGCAATTGTGATGAAATCTTTCAAGACATCATCTTCGTTTTGGTCATACGTGTTAATTGTTAACGCTCGGTAATTGAACCATGCAAATTTCGTAAAGTCGGCCATTAGAAAAGTTCCCGGCGTAATGTTATGGTCAGCAATCAAAGGAATGCCGTTAACATCATAACCCGTATTTGAAAGATACAAAGGCATTACGTACTGTCCTGTGCTGTCTTTAATTGTTTTAATTTTCGTCAAGTCTGCTGGACTAATTAAGCAGGCATTAGGCGTATATTTCCCCCTACCGGCTACGATAATTTGCAAATATGCGTGTTCTAAAACATCTCGCATAGTGACACCCGTTAAGGTTCCTATGCCTGCCTGACGAGCAAAAGCACTTGCTTGGTTAATAATACCATTATGATTCTCTCCAGAATTGTCCCCGCTAAGTACTTGAGTTCCAACTTGGATTAAGAAATCCTCGCGTAACTCGACAATCGTTTCGTTCAAAGTAAATTCTACATCCTCAATGTTTTCTTTTGAGATTTTAGAATAAGCGGTTGTTTTCTTTGCTGATGCTTGTTCCTTGTCAAACTTGTAAGAAACTTGATTGAACTTGGCTCCTTCGGCAGTTTGACTCACGCCGCCTTCCGAAGCTGTCTTGATAACCCACTTTACGATTTCTGAATTAGTTGTGCCTATTCGGATATAATCTAATATATTGGGTGTTGCTTTTGGGGCTTTGGCAATCCCCGCTTCTACATCTGCAAAAAGGTCCCTCAGCCCAACTGTGGCAGAATAGCCACGTGTCATGTCTGAAACGGCTTTTAACTGAATATCGTCAAACGTCATTCTCATCCCGCTCTTTATTTTTGGGATGTTGTCTTTTGTAAATACTTTATCCGCTAATTGGTTCGCGAATACAGAACCCGTTTGATTCGTGCTTTTGCGACTTAGTTCGATATTGTCTAGCTTGTCCTGCTGCTTAGTTAATAAGTCGGTCAGTTCAATTAACTTATCCTGAGCGGATTTTAATTCTAGGGTGCTGGCTTTTTCTTTAACCATAGAGATAAACTCTAGTTTTTGGGTGTCGATTTGCGACTTGATTCCGTCCGCTTGTTCTTTGATTGCGGCTTTAATTTCAATTAATTCCATTCTTTGCTTTAGATTTTAAATTGTTCGATTAATTCGAGAAGTTCTGTCGTCGGCAAAGTGTCTGGTGACGGCTTTGTGATATTTTGAGTTTCAGGTTGTGGTGAAAATAGTTTATTTGCTATACTGTGTAATTGTTCAAGATTGCGACCGAAGAAAAGAGTCTCCTCTGTATTTAATCCGGTCTTTAGATATTTCTTAAATTCTTCGCTTGCTTCGGCGATTTCTTCCAACAAAAAATTTGGATTGGCTAAATACTTCGCCTCGATGGTTTCAGTATATATATTAGCACCCCATAATACTGCCGACCCTTCCATTAGCTTCAGCTCGGTAATCTCGTTGTAATCGCTTTTTCGTTTTGAATTGATTGATTGGAAGCCTATCGAGTGCTGCTTTACTTCCCCGTTCATGTACCTTGCATGCATAAACGCTCCGTGCGGATTCGTTTTGAGGTCAATTTCTGATTCGCTTATTAGGTACTCCCCAGACAAATACATTTTCGTAGGCAAGGCGATAAACGAAGAGTTCCACTTCCAAGAATGATTCGTTAGGTGGTAGATTAACCCGGCTCCTTCGGGACCTTGTTCTTTCAGCGTTTTTTTGAACGCCTCTGGCATAATTACATCGTTATCGAAGTCTTTGAAATTGACCCGACTAAACGCAACTTTGACGTACCCCTTCTTGTCTACGTCGATAGCTTTTCCCTCAATGGTTTTTTTCTGGTATTCTCGCACGTATTTACCCCCGTTTTTTACAAAGTAACATATTAATATTGCGTAATATTGCTATAATGGAACGAGTTGGCTATATTTGTACTTCACCATTACTTATATGTACCTCAAATGAAATACCACGATGATTATGTATGTCAAGTCAAAGACATATCAAAGCACTTCGGAGTTAGTCCAAACACGGGCAAAAATATGCGAGATAAAACCAAGTTGAGATTTGGCGTAAAGTTTCGTGGGAAAGTGACCATATCGCAGGTGCGAACCGCAAACGGCTTGGATAGCAAGGTGGCGATAAGCTACGGGGAACTATTAGCGAATAACATCCTTGAAATCTGCACGGAGTTGCGAGAGTCAAAAGGGTTGGCTACTCATAATTACGTGAGCGTTGCGGATGAGTCGGTATTTTACGAATTGCTTAAGACTTTGTGCGAAAAGCACGAAATATCTGAGCAGGTTATTATCAAGATTCTATCAATACGAAGTGCAGTTTCATCGAATTACCAGGAAGAAAAAATGATCAAAAGTTTCAAAATAATGAAGGTATTACATGGCAAATATATTACCACCACTTAAACGAAATGGTAAGAATATATCGGATAAATCTTTACGGAGAACGATTTTAGCTTTGAACATAATGGATGGGCTAAGAATTTTAACCCTTATGTGCGGTGGGGATTTTAAATTATCGCACGAAATAAATAAATAAATAAATATGTCAACATTAGGACAAAAAAGAGTGAAAGCAGACTTCAACCCTGCAAAGAATGACACAGTAGACCAAATTAAAAACAAGTCTGCTGAATTAATTGACTTACTACAATCAATGCGACCAGTAGCAGCTCAAGCAGAAAAAGTAAGTGGAGAAAAGGGAAGATTGATTTCTATTGCTCAAACTAAAATTGAAACTGCCTGTATGTATGGTGTAAAAGCGAACTTCACAGATTAGCAGTAGTGCGTTGGCAAAACAAGGGCTAATTATTTTTATCTTTTGTTATGTGCAGTATTTGTGACGGACAAGGATGGACTATCTAAAACGAATACATGATGATATGGGCTATGTGCTTTGTCGGCTTCGCCGCATTGCATATAGCCTTTGTTGTAAGAAGTACGGGTAAATAGCTAAAATGTGAATATTTTAAATATATTTATATAAAACACTTGACACATATTATTATAATAACTATATTTGTACATAGCAATTCGGGAAACGAATCACGGATTGGAAAATGATATAAAAATGGAAAATACAGCACTTGAACTTTTCAGAAAAAATAAAGAAGCATTTTTAGAAGCATTAACCATGCCATTGAGCGAGTGTGTAATGTTTTTGATAGAAAGAAAAAATATTACGAATAAATATATTACCGATCACTTTTCGGTAGATACTTATGAGTCAGTTGACGAACTTATAGAACTCACCGAAGACTTACAAAATAATAAGTCCATATACATACAAGAACTGGAAGTGCAAACGAAGACGATGGATGACACCATCAAGGTTTTGTTTGCAGCAGTAAATAGTGTAAAAGAAGTAGCATTTACCCCAAATTATACAATAGACTAATGCTAATATTCATCGACAAAAAAGCGAACCGTGTAGTTTTATACGGTTCGCTAAAAATGCTTTTTGACAATGAATCTGAAATGATTCAAATATCAAAACATACAATGTATCAAAACAGGGATTTGGATTTAGACGATTACGAAGATGAGAACTGCAAAATTATGAAGCGTTCTATTATACGCTCAAAACACGAACAGTTTTTTTAGTATTTCTTACAACAATGGTTGAAGCGGCGAATTTCTTCTATAATTATGGTTACGAGTTCGTGAGTTCTAATTCATTTGCAACTGGTAACGGTCTGAACGGAACTAATGTTTACCATTGGCTTTTGAAAAAGAAGTAGGATATTTATTTTTCAAAAGCCCCGCAACTTGATTGTTGCGGGGCTTTTTTTGTGGCGTTAGATTGCCGGAAATTTGTTGATTTGTTCGTAATCTATGAATAGCCCCAAGTCACGCAAGTACTTTTGGGTTGTCGAAATATCGGAATGGCGGCATTGCTGCCGGATTAGTTCGATGTTTTGCGTTGCCTGAAAAAGTGCGATAACTCCTGTATGCTTCCAGCTATACATATCAATCTTTTTGTTTTCAAACTCGCAGAGCTTCAGTATTCGGCGGTGTTTGTTGTACATCCAGTCGCGACCTAAAGGTTCGGGTCCTGGTTCTCCGTTTTGCCCGAACACGTAGTGATTTTCGGGGTAGCTTCTAAGTTTGTTTTCTTCGATAAGATCCTGTAGCGATGACGGAATAATGACATGCTCAGTGGCGTTGTCTTTTGCGTTTTCGCCTCGTATCAAAATTGTTTTTTCTTTAATATCAACTATTTTGAGCAATCTAAGCTCAGAGCGGGGGCGGATGTAACAATAGTGAATCATGTTGAGAAATAGCCACAATTGATTTTCCTTAATCGTTAGGCAGATGCGTTTGAACTCAGTGACCTGTTTTGCTGTGAGTGCTGAATGCTTCGTGGCGACGGAGTTAAGCTTGGAGATATTATCAAAAGGGTTTTCGGTGATAATCTTCCGTTTTTTGAAAAAGTTGAACACGGTTGACATCGTGCCTTTTGCGTTGTTCCTGCTCCTATTTGTTAGCTTTTTCTTGATGATAAGTTCGTCGAGGAACTGATTGGCGTGGCAATCTGTGATTTGTGAAATGCTGTATTTATCGAGCGAATTACGGGTAATGAACTCCGTGAAGCGTTTGACGTCGGTTGAGTAAGTTTCGTGCGTTCTCGGCTTCAGTATTGATTCTTGGAATTTGAGGTAGTAGGTGCACGACTTCAAAATGTGGGTGCTGGTCTGGACGGAGTTAACGGGAGCCTCGTACTTATTTTGCGGGTTAGTTACTGCCCCTGCTTTCAGGTAGCCGTCAATTTCTTTTGCAATCTCTTTCCCGGCACGATACCGAGCGGCGGCGGTTTCTTGAGCGAGAACCACTCTCTTTCGCTTGACGTCTTTTTTGAGGTCGTCGAATGCGTAATATTCAACGTACCAGACCTTGCTCATGTCGCCACCCGAATCTGCTATCCGACAAAGTTTGAAGGGGTGCATATCGTTAACGGCTTTGAGGTTGTATTTTTTGAGTTGGAAGGAAATAAAATCGGTTGTCATGTTTTTGTCATGTTTTTGTCATTTCAAGCCTGACAACCGATTTCTTTAGAGTTAACTTACTGATTACTAGTAAGTTAAAAGAGTACCGAGGACGGGAATCGAACTTGAACGACGTGTTGGTAAATATCTTGCTATCAGGTAGTTAACATTTTAAAAGTTGTCATTTTAGCGTTTTAGGGCTGTCATTTTGGGGATTTTCAGAATAGGTGACAAAAGTTGTTTTGTCACGATTTCGTCACAGATTTTAACCTAACAGTTTTGACTTCTTAGCGTTGTACTCTGCTTCTGTTATTGCCCCTGACTCTTTGAGCTTGTGTAATTTTTCGATTTCATCTGCAACATTGACGGGGTTTGGAGTGCCTTGCATTATGCCGGAATTATACTGCCCAGCGAATTGCTCATCTGACATGGTCAAGAATTTGATGCCTTCTATTAATGCAATAATTGCGGGAATGAATGTCCAGCAAAATAATAGATATATGATTCCCTGCCCTGTTTTGCCTAAGTAAAATTTGTGTACGCCAAGGCCTCCCAAAATCAGTGCGAATATCCCGGCGGTTGTCCTATTTTTCATATCTATATTAATGGTACTGGTACAGTTATTATTAATCTATTAATGCTAATTAAGCCTTGTCAAGAATAGTTGGATTGTTTTTTAGACGCGTATTCTCCAGCCTTCTATACTCAGCGTTTTCCTCCATTAAGATGAAAAGCTTCTCTTTCAGCTCCGCTACTTCTGCTTTGGCTACGTAATCTGTAATGTACTCTATCTTATAATTCTC